TATCATAGTTCTATTCCTCCGTCAGAAACACTATTGAATCTAAGGTTTTGTTATCTTCTTTATATAAATCTTCTTCAATGAAGTTGCATATTTCAATATCTGAATCTGGACTCGATCTAAAATTAATGGTTACATCATCGATGTTTCCGTGTGAGTTTTCTAATTCTTCTATTGCTTGTTTTAATTTTAATATTGTCATAGGTTTTGGTTTTTCTATTGGTTGTTTTATTGTTTGTCTAATTACTCCTTCGATGGTGCTATAAGTCTCCCCGAAGTTGCAGTGTGGTGTTGATTGTGCAAGACAGGTAAGGCAAGTGTCGGATTCTTGATCAATGCCGTATAAAGTCAAACCACATTTAATACATATTTTATTATTACTCACGATATAAAAGGCTAAAGCCCATAATCATAATAATGATAAAGAAAAAGAACATGTCTAAGCTCATTATATATTAGTGTATGTGGTTGCAGATTGGACAGATACCATGACCCTTGTCAGCACATCTGTCGGTTAATCTAGGGCTTTTACATCCACTTAAGAATGTAACAATAAGAATGATTAGTATTTTAATTTTCATCGTCTTGCTCCCATCCCTTATTGACTTCCATATTGTCACACCATGCTCGGCTTATCTCGTCATCATCCCATGCTTGGTCTTCGGCTTTATTAATAGCATCATCCATTGAATCAGCGTTAACATAAAAGGTACGATAAGTTGTACTCTTTAGTTCTATTTCATATTCTTTCATTGAATTATTTCTTTCTATTGTTGTTTATTTTTCGAAGCTCCTTTATAGCTTCTTTGTATTGCTCAACTTTTTCCTCATGAGAATAAGCTCTGCCGTTGAATAATTCTGGCAGTTGTTTCATGTGCCACTTAATGTAGCCTCTGTGATGATCGGATAAGACTCTGTAAAAGAAGTCTACTCCGTCTATTGTTTCTGTTACGCTCATGTCGCTAAAACCTCTTTTACTTTCTTATCCCATATCTTATTAAATAAAGCCATAACATCATTGCTTTCCTCTGTTGTAAATAATTTACTATAGGTCATAGCTAAAGCTACTTTGCTTTGTACTTCCAAATGATTTTCAAACATAGCTTTTAACTTTGGATTAGACTTAGCTTGTTTACTTCTCTTATCAAAATCAGCTAAAAAGGACATAATAGTTTAATCGTTTGAAGTTAGGAATAAGAGCCATAACCATACAAGGATACAACTCAGAGGACTAAGGATCATGACTAACAAAGTCTTTAAATCTAGTTTTATCTTTTGGTCTTCTTTAAGCCAAGATATATCTGGCTCATTGTTTTGATTTTGGTTTTTCATATTATATTATTAGTTATTTATTGCTTGTTGAATTGCTCTTTTCTTTTTAGAGCCGTGAGGATTTATCCATATCGATTTAGCTCCGATACGATTACCTTTGCATAACTGGCATTGATCGCACGATAAGCCTCGACTATCAGATAAGCATTCTATTGTATCCTTTGGTTGGGATGGGCTAACATGGAAATATCTTAAATTCTTTTCCTTTGCTCTTCTTACAGAATCATTTGTTTCAGTACTAGCCATAAAATATTGACCATATGCTGAAGCCTTTTCTTTAGACATCTCTTTCCAATCGTGAAAGTAACCAGTCCATCCGTCACACGATTCTGTGATCATTTTAACAATAGAAAGAGGAATTAATGATGGATTACCATATGCTCCGAATCTGACCTTTCTACCATTAAATACACTATCGTATAAAAATGGGTCTAATTTAGGATATTTATTTGCTTTGTAGGATTTCCATATTTGTAATGGTGCCTGACCGACATTAACATAACAACCATTTCCACTAGCAAACTTGCAACCAGTACAGATAGTGCTAGCATCTAATCCACTCTTTACACCATCAACTGGGCTATGATCAGATAATAAAATCCATAATTGAATCATGTTACCTGTCTTGCGGTTAGAAGTTTTTAAGGTAGCAATTACGGCAAACTTTTCTCCGTTCTTTGTCCCCTCATGTATTAAAAAGCCGTTGGGTTTCATGTTATGATGTCTTTAAGTGATTAAAATAATCTTTTTCAATTTGTTTTAAACTTACAACATTACCTACTTGATCCTCAAAATAATGTTGATTGTTAAAAATATATAAAAGAGATAGTTCCCTTTGTTCAATGTATTCTTTAATTGTGATGTTCATATTATTTAATGTTTTTCTATTTATTTAATGGTTTTTATTAAGAGTTAATCTCATTAATGATTTCAAAAGCTTCTGCAAGTTTATTTAGCTTTTCGGTCTTATCCCTTAGCTCAAATATTACTGAGCACATAAGTTCGTAATCTTGCAATGCAACCACTTTAAAAGCTTCCCATTTTGTGAAACTAGAAAAATTTTCAATCTTCACCCATTTGTCGAATATTTGGCGAGCTGTCGACCTCTCGTTAGCTTCAATTTCTTCAATGGTTTTGGGCTTTCTTAATTGCCAATATCTTTTAATTGATGAGTCCGATACTTGATAGCTTGTTTTATTCATGATATTTAATGTTTTTATATTTGGTTGGTATTAATAATTAGAAGAAATAGCGTGTTTTAAAGCTTTAAAATTTCCAGTTCTTACCCATTGCAAAACATTTGATATATAAACTTTCTTCTCTTCTTCCGTTGTGAGATTACCTTGCTCTTGAATCACTTTTAAATTTTGAATCTTTAGTTCAGTAATTTCAACTTGTCGTTTTAATCTGTTCAAGTTGTCAATGTTCTGATCGATAGTGTTTTCAATATTCATGATGTTTTTAATTTTGGTTATTGGTTTAAAATAAATAAGATGCAATCCTTCAATCAAATTTATCAAAAGTTGTCAAACTTTATTTTTTAGATTTGTTGTAAGTCATTGATTTTACTTAATAAAAAAAAAATAAAAAAAGTTTTGATTAAGTTTATCTTTTAAGATTTAAAGGAAATTGAAAGATTAGCTAATGGTAGATATTAGAATTGATAATGATAAGAATTTTCAATGATTTCAGAAAAGATTGAAAAGTTAAACAAATTAAGAAATACAAATTTACACATCAACGCATCATGATATGTTGATATGTTTAACAATGTCGCAAAATGCTGGCATGATCTGTTGATTTGCGATAGATAGTATAACAATAGCTCTATTATTTCATAACTCGTTGATTATTAACAATTAGACATAATACATATTATGCGTACTTTGTTGAATATCAATAACTTATGAGTCTACTTTTAACAATACTACCCCACAGACAACTTTTTCATGGGTAGCAAGGGGGGGTAAAAGCGGCGGCGTATATAGCGTAAGCCCCTCAGATTTTTTCACCATTTTTGAAAATCGCTACACTCCTCCAACGCTTATACTAAGCTTTTTGAAAACCTTACTCATCTTCATCCAGGTCTATATCGCTTTCAAAGTCTACAGTGAAGGATTCTATAACAGACAACTTTAAACATTCTAAAGCTCCAATAATGGTTTCATCGTTAAGTTCATACTCACTTTTATAACGATAAATTATGTTATGTAAGTCGTTGTGTAACAGTTCTATTTGATCTTCGTATTTCATATATTTAAATTTAAGGCTTTACATTTTCTAATATTCGTTATAATCCTATTAATAGGTTGTTATAGATTTTCTATGACAAAGCTTTAAAGGAGCTAGGAGAAGAACGAATGTATCGACTAGCGTTAAACAGAACATCTAAGAAATAAGTTGTTGGTGATAATCATATTGTAATTATTGATCTAGTATAAAGTTTAAAAGACGACCCTGTCATAAACAATCTTTAATCTTAAACTTTTTAAGGATAGGTGTGTTCATATTTCTTTTAGAATTATTCATTATAACAACATTAAGTACTTTAGTATTTATGTATTTGTACTAACTATCGGAGCACTATATATATATAGATAACTAAAAGATATGTTAAATAGGAGTCTTTATCGAACATAGTGAGTAAAGACGAAAGAAGTGAGCATAGCGATCTTCAAGACCAAAGCATAGCTCTAGGACCTTTAAGACTTCTCTTATAGAATGAATCAGTAAACTTTGTTAACTCTTCCTCTAGGAGTTCTTGTTTCCTTAAGGATATGTTATTATCTACAACTTGATTCATTTGTTCTACCCAGTAAGCTACAGCAATACTTAAAGCATCTAATCTATCATCATGTATAAGACTACCTTTATCTTTTGTTATCCTTGATAGTTGATACATTAACATATACTTAGCTTGGTGTTCTATAGGATACCCTTGAGCACTCTTATAGTCATGTTGAATAACAGAAGGATCAATAATAAGTTTATGTTGGTTAAGTACAGGTTCTAAAGTATCTATGATCCTTAACTCTTTTTGTTTGTTATGTCTTACTTCTTCTACTGAGCAAGGGTAAGAGGTAAAGAGTAAAGGCTTAAGGAGTTCCTGGAACATACCATCACCAAAGTTAGATTCAATAACTATCTTATTAACTTTGTTATCCTTAGCTATATTAACTAATTGTTTAAGTGTTAATTCATCATATCCTCCTTTAAGACCACCAGCTTGAGGAACAAAGAGTTGACCGTTAAGCATCTTAACCACAGCGAACCCAGTTTCATCCTTACCTCTACCACTAGGGTCAATAGAAAGTACAGAGCCAGTGTAAGGAACTAGATCACCTATAATTTTAAAAGGTTTGTGATACCTGTCTCCACCCAGACCTACATTAGGTAAGTCTTTATTTTCGTTATCTCTATCACTAGACCACATGATCTTTTCAGGTGCTAGTTCTACATCAACATCTGTTACTATAAGATCATTGATCTTCAAAGGATACCTGTCAGCATCTGAAAGCCTGGGATTAAGCATGAACTGAAGAGCGTACCCAGTCCTGCCGTAAGACATCTTTCTTTCCTCTAGGTCCATATCTGAGAACCTAGTAGGCTCTGTAGTAGTCCCTACTGACTCATCTGTTATCTGTTCTTGTAGGAAGGGTGCTATATCATTATCATAGTTCTTTAACACTAAATCCTCACTAGGATACTCAGATGTCCATATACGAGCGTTATAGCCTCTCTCACGCAGTTTGTTATAGATTGAATCCTCGCATTGGGGTGTACCTAGAAAAAGGATTCTAGAGGTGTCTAAGGGCTTAATAATAGCTTCAAACTCTTTTACCTGTTCATCCAGCTTATCTCTCATGCCTTGAGTAGCAGAGTTGTTAGGTACTTCAATGTCATCAGCTATTATGATGTCAGCACGAGAACCTGTTAACTGTGATGATATACCTAGTGACTTAACGGAGGGTGCGTGAGCAGCAGGTGCAGGACCCACATCAAAAGCAATCTTAGAGAATCTTTGATCACCTTTAGGTATAAGACCTTGAAGAACAGGGATGTCATGTATTATTTTAAGGGTGAAAGTGGAGAAGTCATCAGCTCTGTTTTTAGAAGCTGACACTACAAGTATGTTCTTAGTTGGGTCTAGGAGGAGTTGATGTACAGCATAGGCACTACATATCCAGGACTTACCTACACCTCTGAAAGCCATGATAACAGACCTTTTAGGACCGTCCTGCATATAGTCAGCAATGTCGTACTGAAGGGGTGTAGGGTCAGGCAGGTTCAAGTGCTTCCAAACTAAATATAAGAAGTTACGGAAGTCCTTGAGTTGGTGAAGTTTAGATTCACTACTCATACTCTCTTAGGTGTTATTACAGTTATTACTATTTAACTTTAGATTTTAAATCAGAGTCTTCTTCAAAAGGCAGTACTACATTTAAAAGATCATTGATTGGAGTGTCTTTACCTGCTGCAAGAACAATCTCGTTATCTTTAAGAAGTTGTCTAGCACCGTTAAGTATTGAAGGATTGAACTCTCCTGTGTCGTGCATCTGATCTATTGCAGCCCTGTAGCTATCTGCTACATAACCTTGTAAGTTACCTAGTTCTTCAAATGTCTTCATATATTATAGTTTTAACATTGTTATTATAAAAGTACAAGAAAAAGGGGAGACCTCACAAATGTGAGACCTCCCCAATAACATCTTATTATCTTGTATCTAAACCAAAAGATTAAGAAAGAGCAGACTCAAACTCAGCAACTGTTCCTAACTCAGTACCATTGTGGTATAGGTTAGCATCAAGGTCAGCAAGAGCAGCAGAGCCGTCTGTACTAGAGATGTCAGTAGCAGCAGCAGTTGCAGAAGTTGTTAAAACTTTGAACTTGTCATCACCTTCATCCCAGATAAGAGCAACATTGTCTTCAGAAGAACCACGCTCAACGATGAATCCACCGTCATTAGAAGCATTAGTACCGTCAGCAGCACCTTTAGAAAGATTCATCAAAGAATCAGTAACATCAATGTTAGTAGTGCTAATCGAAGTAGTAGTACCATTAACAGTTAAGTTACCACTGAATGTAGCGTTAGCAGCTGAGATGTTACCGCTGAAAGAAGCAGAGTTACCGTCAGAAGCTAATGAACCAGCTTGATTCTGTAAGTTACTAATGTCAGTATCGTTGCTGGATACATTACTTTGAAGTGTAGATATAGCACTAGCGTTTGTAGATATGTTGCTTGTGTTAGTGGAGATGTTACTTGCGTTAGTAGAAACGCTTGAGCTAACAGTTGAGATTTCTCCGTCAACATAAGCCTTAGAGGCAGCGTGAAGATTAGCTGTAGGAGCACCACTGAGTGTCAAAGCACCAGTCATTGTTCCTCCTGCAAGAGCTACTTTTTTATCGAGCTCTACTTTTGTTTTTTGACCCAGTTGGGTAAGTAAGGTAGACATAATTAATTATATATTTTCTATGTTAGTATTGTATGTGAGAGTATTTAGAAATAGTATTACAAACACAAAGGAAAGTTGTCAAGATTCAGACTACTAAAAGATCACCTGCTTCTGTTGTTAGATTGTCTCCTAGTTCCGTAAGTAGTTTAGTAGCAGGTGTTAAGATGTTACCTAAAGATAATATTTTCCAATCACTACCGTTGTCAACTGCTATACAAGGGCTTCCATCATCCCCATCAGATACAAAGATAACAGTACCACTAGCACCTGCATCGGGCAATGATGAAGAAGTATAAGACCCTAATTCAAAAAGTTGTGATATAGATAGATCACCTGATATAGTACCACCAGATGTGTTAAGCTTGGTATCTAGTTGAGTCTTAACCTTTTGTCCAAGCTGTGTAAGTAATGTACTCATGGTCCTGTTAAAGCATCTACGAAGTCATCGTAATCTCCAACCTCTGCTTCTCTAGCGTCAAGGAAGTAAGGTAAAGAGTTCCAGGCAGTAGTACCGTCTCCTATCTTTATTCTGTTTCTATCAGAGTCCAATTCAATTCCTATCTCACCTTCAAGCAAGACAGGATTAGCAGTAGACCACTCAGTAGCTGTTCCTCTTCGTAATTGTATTCGTTTAGTAAAATTAGGCACTTGCTCCTCCTCCGTCAAAAATATCTTCTTCTTGTACCACAGCACCACCACCGTCAAGGGTAACAAAGAATGGATCACTCTCTAAGGATTCCACCTGTGTTTCCAAAGTTTCTGCTTTTTCTTTATTGTCTGTAGCTATAGCACCAGCAGACGCAGCGATAGTACGCTGTTGAAAGGTAAGTGGGTGGATACGAACTACAGGTCTTCTAGGCATCTGTTAACACTTCCACCTTAATTAAGCCCACATTTTACAAGACCAATAACCAGCTTTAGTTTTATCTTTCTTTTCGGAGCAGTTATGCCTAGCTAAAAAACTTTTCTTATTAGCTGGTATGTTTTTCTTTATAGGCATATTAGGGTCTCCGAAACCTACTTTAATAGGCTTGTCACTTCCTTTTTTCTTAACATACACTCCAAACTTCTTAGATGATCCTTTAGGTTGCCTGAAAGGTTTGTTTAAGGTTTTCTTCTTTAGACTTAACTTACGCTTCATTTTTT